TCAAGATGAACACCTCGTGCAACTCAATCACCTATGAGCATCCTCTTGTTCATTTGGGAAAATGGCAAGGAGCCATCAACGCAGGGTGGGTGCAATGGGTCCACTGGCATGGATTTGCTGAAGATGTTGATATCTCTATTCCAAGATGCCTACCTAATCCGCATGGTCCAGCAGACATCCAGATAGCCTACTGGATGGCCAGATACAAAAACGTCGAGAAGATGAAAACGACGATAGCAGTAATGTTTGGAGATCTCTATACTCAGAGAAAGAAATCATTCGACCACAAGATATTCATGGACTTCCTCTTGTTCTCAATTTCAGATGGAAAAAATATAACCACTGCAGATGAAGTGTTCCTCCAACAGTACAAGAAGAGTATTCTTTATCCAGGCGTCAACAGTGTTACAATTCCTTACGAATTGTTGCAGAGGTATAAGTGGGAGAAGAAAAACCCATGGACAATTGGAGGATGGAGCTTCTTTGGTTACGGAAAGAAGGATGTCACAATTTGTCTCGATTTCTGGAGCAACGAAATACGAAGAATCTCGCTGGACGTCAGACCATCAATCTGGGACATCTTTAGAAAGGAAGAAGTCAGAACTAGGATAATCAATGAAGCAATCCTGGTTGGTGGAGATGGCAAGATTCGAGACAAAAAAGAACAGATCAAATTTCTTGAAAAATCTACTGCAGAAAGCGTGTGTCGAATGATCTTCAGTCTAGAAACTTTGATGTTTTAGAAGAAGCTCGAGAGGAGATCAACAGGATCTCAGATGAAGATGGTCAAAAACAGGCACGAAAGCAGGTTCTCAAAATGGGAACGAAATGTGAAACGGAAAAGAAAGAGAGTTCAGGAGATTCTCGAGTCTCATCCTACTTCTATACCGTACCTATCACCAAGAAGGAAGTGAAGACAAATCATTCAGTTCCTAAATATCACAGAGAAGACTACATTCCAGAATCAATGAGACCTTCGAACTTCAAGGCAATGTGCAAACACAATCTAAAGACTGAAGCCATATTGCAAAAATACTTCATGGAAGTAGTCGAAAAGGCCACAACGAATCCAAGAGCAACAAGGATCACTAGGCATGGACCCGAATTCGAGAAGAATGGCGAGACCATGGAAGCTTTCGAATGGGATAGTCAAAGTACTCCAAACCAGTTTGCAGCATGGTTCAAGCGCCAAGTTGCAACTGGTCTTCAGCCTGACAGACGAGAGATTGCCAAATTTTTGAAACACTCTCGTTCGTTCATCAACGATCTTATACTCCGCATATCTCAGCATCCACTTCCTGATTTGCCATCGTTCGAGGAATGGCTTCTAGAAAAGAAGAAGATTTGGGGAGATGAGAAATGTGCACGATATCTAGCATCATGGAGAAGGCAAATATCAAGAGAAGTCTACATCGAAAAAGATTGGGATTTTGCTTTCTCAATGTTTGTTAAATCTGGAGAGGTCTACTTCAAAGAAGGAAACAACCTGAACGAACAACGTCGTCTGACAGGTCAGTCATCAAGACCAAGG